GCGCCAGCGAACTGGGCGGTGGCGCCGGTGACGATGCCCTGCAGGGCGGCCGCAGCCTCACCGCCGATGGAGAGGGCCTCCACCAGGTCGGTGGTGAAGTTCTGCTGCCAGGCCTTAATCTCATCGGGCGGCAGGAACTTCTGAGCATCCCGCAGGATCGCTTGATATTTAGCGGTGGCCTCGGCGGAGCTGTAGGCACCGGGGGCCCGGATAGTGTTGCCTTCGGGGTCCAGGGCCTCGGGGCCCACGGCTGCCAGGTAGGCGGCATAGTGGCGCCTCAGGTCCGCCAGGACACGATCCAGGGCGGTGCGGAGCATGGCGGTGGTGTTGGCCACCATGCGCCCCTCCAGCTCATCGAGGATGGCGGCGTAGGAGTCAACGCTGCTGACGATCTGGTCGCCCTGGGCCATGAGTTAACGGCGTGGGGTGTCCTGGGTCAGTGGCCCCCAGCGCCAGGGCTGAGGCCGTGGGTTGGGTTCGTTCATTCGGTCACCACGCAGGCTTCGGCATCGCCTTCTTCGTCCTCGTCATCGTCGGCCAGGGAGGTCTCCAGCAGGATCTCGTGCTTGATTGCTTCGAGCACACCGACGACTTCGTAAAGCCCGCAGTCGGATTCAGCGATCAGATCGACGATTGCTTCGTGAAGTTGGTCAACCATGGTTCCCCATGCGGTTACGGCTTAGCTTTCCGGCTCACGATGGCGGCATGAAAAAACCCCGGCTGAGCGGGGGCAGTGCGGGGTCGGGGATTACTTCTTGACTGGTGTGGAAGTGACGGGAGCGGGGGCGGGGGCGGGAGCAGTGGTGGTAACTGTAGTGGTGATAACGGTAGTGGTTACACCAGATCCTGAGAAGGTGTCTGAAACGTTTTGTGGTCCACCTTTTCTTGGAGCTGCAAAGCCTGGGCCTGAAAAACCTGTCACCAAAACAGCTGATAACAGCAACTTGGCGACAACAGCGGAATGATTCACAAGAGTCGATCGGTGTACTCTGCAGCTTTCCTAGTTGAAAGGTGAAGGCACCCTAGACCGCAGAAACTTAAATTTAACCCACTTGTAAAGACGAACTATTTCCAATACGCCATAACACAAATAGCCCTTACGTTTCTCAATCTTGTCAAGTTCTAAAGCGTTCTTTATGAAACTCCTATTACCGAGCTTGTAACTATAACGCCCGAAATCTGCTTCTAGCCAGTCATAATCGTGCAATATGCTGGCGAACGTGATGTCATTTGGCTTCACCAGCCACCAAAAAGGCCTGGGCACACTCCCTAGATCACTCTCAAAATCCTTGGGGACACAACGGTCCTGAATGTTCCAATTCTTGATTAGGCGAATTTTTCCGCCCTTGATGATTAGATATAGAGGAAGTTCACATGGCAAAGGGGTAGAAGCGGTCACAGCGAGAGATTCCCATCACCTGTTAGATCATTCCGTCCCGGTGTTGGCGCCCCCAGCGTGGGTCGTTCCGCCATGATCCTGGCCATCTCATCCTCCACGCTGCTGGTTGCCCGGTTGAACCCACCACGCTGCAGCTCTTCGACGGCGGACTGCTGGCTGATCAGCTCGACACCACCGGCTAGGGCCTGCAGTTGCGCTGCCTCCTGCGGGCCCAGTGGCTTGTCATAGGCGTTTTCATCCATGGTCAGGCCAGCACCAACCGCCAGCTCCTCGCCGGTGTAGAGGCACCAGATCGCCAGAATTGATTGCATCACCGACCGTTTGCGTTCGCCCATAGCCTTGATATTGACCTGGCTACGACCACCTTCCAACTGCGCCTGAGTAGCGGTTTTGGTTTGCTTGCTGTCACCACTAAGGAAGCCCAGCAGTTGCTGATTGATCAGGGTTTCAACGGCCTCGATCTGGCTGCGCTGCTCCGCCAGGGAAGTAGCTGAGGGTTCAGCGAAGAAGAAGTCGCCGTCTTTGTCCACGTCGATGGCCGTATTTGGACCGATCACCAATGGCGTGGGCCCTTGGCCAGGCATCGGCGGCGGAGCACCCTTGCGGACGGGAACCGGCATGGCGCAACGGTGGGTCTTTTCTTCCAGGTCCGACCGCTTGCGGAAATGCTCAAAGCAGTGCTCAACCACCTGCCGGAGGGGAGGGGCTCCCTTACCAAAGCCGGTCCGCTCAGCCGGGTACCAAACCACCGGGCAGATCGTCAGCGGCCGCTGCTTGGCATCCAGGTACTGGCCTTCATCCACCAGGTCCAGGGCCAAGGTGCCATCAGCCCGCTTGGCCAGTCGGTAGAGGGTCCACTTACCCGGCTCGATCACCCGGTAGCGTTCTTCATATTTGACCCCGAAGTCGCCGTCGGGATCATCAATCTCGGCCCATTCCAGGAAGGAGCAGCGCGTCACCACCTCCACTGAATCCACGATGGCAGTGCGCCAGTTCAGGCAGGTTGCGCGGGTCCGGTTGACCAGGTAGGGCCTGCGCTTCAGTGCCGCTTCATTGGCCCCATCGGTGGGCTGGCCGTCGGGCATTTCCACCAGGATCGGCACGCCACCATCCCGGAGGCAGAGCGAATCGACGGTGAGCCAGAAGGCTTGCAGGCTGTTGCCTTCCAGGTCCACATTGTCTTCGACGTTTTCGAAACTGGCCGGAGGATTGACTAGATCGCTGCGGGAAAGCACCCCAGCAAAGGACTCGATGCCCGCCTTAAAGAAGTCGCTGAACACCGCACGACCCAGGCGGCCCTCATAAGCGATGGCGGGTTCGGCGGGTTCCTGCGGCAGATATTTGCGCTTGACCTTCTCACCCTTAAGGCAATACCAGGCATCAAAAGCCCGCTCCAGATCCTCGGCCTGCTCCACCAGGATCGGATGCCGAAAGCTCGGCAGTGTGGGGTCGGTTCCAGGATGCTCAGACTTCACCAGCGCCCGATTCTCTGCCTTTCCTGAGCTTTCCGATTACAACTTCACTGCCTTGGGGTGGGCCTTGCGGCGTGCGAACAGGGATGGCTGCACAACGGCGGCAGGTGCGGGCCCGGGCTGGCGTGAACGGCGCTCGCGGGGTTCTGGTGGCGTGCTGACAACCTCGATGCCCAGCAGGCCCTGACGGAATTGAGCGAGGGTACGGCCCCGCAGTTGCACCTTGAGGCGGTTGTGGAATTGAATCACGGGCCCTGATGGAAAGGGCCGGCGGCCCGGGTCTGCCATCCATCGCTCTAGCAGGCCACGATCAGCGGGGCGCAGATTGGCGAAGGCGGCATCGGTGAGGCCGTAAAGAGCCGGGGCGATGGCGGTCTCGGTGACCTGTGGCTGGTGATCACTGAACAGGGTGAGTTCGTCTTCAAGCTCGATGGTGCCGACCATGCCGCCCATCATTTCGGTGATTTCCTCCTCGGTGAAGGCAGGAATGGCCTCCACGATCTGAGCCAGGGTCTGCCCTTCGGCCAGGAGGCGACGGACACGGGGATAGTGCTCCCGCCATTTCGACGGCATCTTCACGTCATAGCCGTGATCCCTGATGTGATGCTTGATTGCCCCCTCGATGAACTGACAAACGCAGGAGGACACCGCGTAGGGCCGACTGGTGCCGGGATTGATGCGCTCCGGGTCGTAGCGGCGGCAGCCATTGATGAGGCCCTCCATAGCGGGGCCCAGGAAGTCCTCAAAGGGCCTGCTGCACCGGCGGGCCCATTTGTTCGCTGCCGCGTGCGCCAGGCCCTGGTTTTCGACGATCAACCGCTCAGATAGCTCAGTGCGCTGGGGTGCGCCGGGCTTGGTGGGTTGCTCTAGCGGCTCTCCGGGACGAACACCTCGCCGCGATCGAGCAGAACGACGTGGCTGTCTGGCCTGGCCTGGTGGATCTTGACCGCTGGAGATGGTTCGCTCCAGCTCCCCCCGAACCGGAACAGCTCCAGGATGGTCCCCTGTGGCGTCTGCCGAAGGCGCCAGGTTCCCGCTATGGGTTTGCCGAGCAGTTGAGACAGGGGCGCCTTGGGGAGCTTCAGGGAGGACATCGGTGTGCTGCGGTTTGGGAAGGGTGGTCATCGGAAGCCGGGGATAGCGGATCGCCGGGGCGGTGGCTCCGGTCGCTGTAGCGGGGCTCCAGCGCCATGGCCGTAGGTGGCGGTTGTGACCTTCATCGGGCCGGTGCCCTGCATGGTGTTGATCGCCTGGCTCAAGGCGTCCACCTGGTCATCGAAGGTGTCGCCGGGGAACTTCAGCAACTGCCCGGTTAGCACTCCCGTCAGTGGATGCCAGCGGGGAAAGAACACGCGGCCCTGGTTGAACTCTGGCGTCGCGGCATTGGCCCTGGCCACCTTCCCGCCCACTGGGTCAACTGCTCGAACGATGAAACCGGCGGCGGCACGCTTAAGGACGCTGATCACGGCACTGCCATTAGCCTTGTCCTCCACCAGCAGCTCACCAAATCCCCAGGCGGGCCACAGGGCCTGAATCCTGTCCATGGTTGCCGAGAAGTCCAGGCGTTGATTCACCAGGTCGATCAGCCATGCACCGGAGCTGTCCTGGCCCCATAGCTGCATGGCCACCATGTCGCTGCCAGGGTTGTCTTTGAAGGTGCAGTCCAGGCTCGCCAGCTTGCGAACGAACCGATCGGGCAGCATCGCGTCACCCTCCAGGCCGGGCCGCTCGCGGGTGCCGTAGAAGCGGAACATCTCCGCATTGAACACCGTGCCACCAGATGGTTGGGGGCGCTGCTGGTATAGGGCCGCCCAGTCTCGCTCGGGTGTGTTCAGCCGCTTCTTGCGGGCCCACTCGGCGTTATA